GTCAACGGTCAGGTACTTAGGAGAGGTTACATCATGGAACACACAGTGGTCCGTGATGTATACTCCTATGTCGGCGATGTCGGGTTTGATCCCGTCAAAGTCAATTTCGCCGGTCACCCTGTTTCTTTCGTCGTGTGTTCGGAAACGAAGATACGACGTAGGGCGACACCATTCGGATTCGGCGTCTCTTTGAGCAGTATATCACCTGCTCAAATCGCCATCATGGCGGCTTTGGGACTTACGTTCCTAGCTTAGCCATGGAAGTCTGACTTGCGTCAAACGCCAATCGGGGACCCAGCTCGGGTCCCTAGGAGTGATGCCTATGGCACTAACCGATCCACAGACGATCACCATTAGTGCGGTGCCCATTACCCTTCCGCGAACTTTCGCTGAAGGTAATGAAAGCGCCTACACTTCTGCTGATACGCTGGTCAAGTTGTCGGTGAATCATACCTCTGCTAAGCAGGGTAGGAATCGCCACCTCTTGAGGATCGACCATTCGAAGATGACCTCCGATCCGTTTAAACCGACGGAAAATGTGAAAGTATCGATGGCGTGTTATATCGTCTTCGATCTTCCACCCGCCGGCTACACGGCTACGGAGAGTCTCGCTGTTTATACAGGATTCAAAACCCTGTTTACAGCGTCTTCGGATGCGCTCATCACCAAGGTAATTGGTGGTGAGTCGTAGCGAGGTTGAAGATCCGTCCCTTGATCGCTCTAGCTCGAAGAAAGCTAGGCGGTCTTGGGCTGATCTTCATCGCCACGATAACACTGGTGATAGTTCGGAGATCGATTTGCATATATCGGTGTCTTACAAGACGCTGGTATTTGCATTCGTAACCTTCGATATTATTCGCAGTGTTATCAATACGATAGTAGGTGTTTTTTAGACTTAGGTCTTAATTACATCCTATTATCGCGTAGGCTTGCACACGTGAGTGTGTCACTCGGTGGTTACTAGTTTGTATGAATATCCTCCGACCACTTGGGGTCTTGAGATGATTAGAGAACCTAGCAACTCTGGAGCTTTTGAGTTAACAGATGACGAACTTGTTCGTTCGTTTGTTTTTCTCTTTGTTCCTGAGATTGCCACGGATTATGAAGTGGAAAGCTGGTTTTGCCAGCTTCCAAATTATGATCCTTTGGCTCTCGATGTCATTCTCAAGGTCCACTTGGACGACGAAGTCGTCAAGGCGTGGCGGAGGGAGTTCATCGGTACTTTGGACTTTGTCCTTAGTACTAACTAGTAGTGAGTAACATAGGCTATGGATATAGCTACCCCCTATCTACTAGGAGGGCTATTGAAAAGCCTGATGTCACTCTGGTCCCGACTAGCTGAGGAATCGGCTAGTCAGTGCTGCACGAGTGCCCATCTCGACATTAATACCGTCGAGATGCGTGTCAAACATGAGGGGTTATCGTTTCTTACGATAACCCTACCAGACTTTGGAAAGGCCATCCAAAAATGGCTTGACCAAGGTCAGGTGGGCTCACATACCGCGTTCCGAAAGGAACGTGGTAGCAGGCTCCCCCGATTTCTCGGAGTTTTCTGCGCCCGTGTGTTTGACGCGGATAGTGGCTTGTTACTTGATGAGCCATGTATTGATTCCATTATTGCCTTACGACAACTTACGTTGTTGTTTGGCAAAATTAATTTGGCGTGCTCCCCAGCACGTCAAAGGAAGGCAATGCGTGGCTATATCAAGTGTGAGCACGAAGTCCGGGAGTTCGATCGTAACCTTTCGAAGAGAGATCTTCTTGAGTTTACGACTATGTCGAACTTGCTATTTGGACGAGTTTTCGACCGTATAGATAGAGATATCTATTATGGTCGTCTCGTTCCTAAGCATGGTCCAGGATCAACAGCTGATGGTCTTTCCGGAAACGGAAAGTTTAATCAAGCTGTCTGGACGACCCGACTCGAGTCCATCTTACCGATGGGCGAGTATGTTCTTCCGAACTGGCGTTTTTACGACCAGATGGAGGGATATGACTTCGTCGAACCTGGCGCTGAGACACCTGTAAAGGTTGTCTTAGTACCTAAGACGCTCAAAACCCCTCGAGTGATTGCTATGGAGCCAACCTGTATGCAGTATATGCAACAGGCCATACTCCGCAGTTTTCTCGAGTCCCACGGACAGGATGACTTCCTGTCACAAGTGATCGGTTTCGATGACCAGGTTCCTAATCAGGAACTTGCTCGTCGAGGTTCTCTTGATCAAAGAACCGCAACACTCGATTTGAGTGATGCTTCCGATCGGGTTTCGAATCAGCTCGTCCGGAACATGTTTTGTCGGTGGCCGCATTTGCATGCAGCTGTCGATGCGACACGTTCTAGACGGGCCTCTATTGGCGA